TGCAGTAGATGGTTCAGGTGCAGCAGGACAAGTAGCATTTTGGACAGATACAGATACTATAGACGGAGAAAACAATTTATATTGGGATAGTACAAATGATAGGTTAGGAATAGGCGATGCCACTCCTTCATATGCTTTAGATGTAAATGGAGCAATACGTTCTTCATCTAGATTATGGCTTTCTTCTATTGATGCAATTAGCATAAGTGGTAGTGATTTAAGAGTTGGTTATTCTAACACTAATTTATTATTTAGAACAAACTCTGGGGAAAGAATGCGTATTAATAATTCTGGTCAATTATTAGTTGAAACTACAACAAGTCAAACAACAGCAAAAATAGGAGTAAGACAAAATGGAAGTTCTGTTGAGTTTGGTCACGATAATCAAAGTTCTGGCTATTATGGAACTTTAGGAGCAACTTATAGTTCTGGTTATCCATTTATTGCTTTTGCTTGTTATAACAACAGCACAATTGGTGGTAATAATTTTGCTACACAAGGTCATAAAGGAAATGTAATATATCATCATAATAATGGTGATTTAATTTTTGCTCAAGCTGTTACTGCTACATCTTCATCGCAAGGACTAACAGAAAGAATGCGTATTACGAGTGATGGGGACTGTGGAATAGGAGATAACAGCCCAGATGCTCGGCTTCACGTCAATTCAGGTACAGATAACCTTGTAGCAAAGTTTGAAAGTACAGATACGGAAGCACAAGTTGATTTTGTAGATACGACAGGAACAGCTTCAATAAAAACACGAGCAGATTTTAGATTTAGCTGTGGTGGTAGTGAAAGAATGCGACTAGACAGCACAGGTCGACTGGGCTTGGGAACGACTTCGCCTAATAATAATTTACAAGTTAAAACAGCAAGTAATGGTGGTGGAATAACTATACAAAGAAATAGTAGTTCAAGCGGTGCCTTTGCTGATTTAATGTTTTCTATTTCAACAAGTGATGCGGCAACACCAGAAACAAAAATTAGAGCTACAAGAGGTGCAAGTTATGATGATACTGATATTTCATTTATAACAAGCAATAGCGAAGCAATGCGTATAGACAGTTCAGGAACAACTACAATGATAAAAACTTCAGCAGGGAGTTCAACAACTCCTTTAGTGGTTAGAAATCCAGGTTCAACAAATGTAGGTACTGAATCAAAAATATTTTTATCAACAGTAGCAAATGACGATAGAGGTGCTTATATATCTTCAATAATAACTGACGCAAGTAATGGAAATGCTTTAATATTAGCTACTAATACAGCAGGTTCATCTCCTACAGAAAAATTGCGTATTACCAGTGCAGGAGCAGTAGGAATAGGAGTTTCAAGTTCATCAGGTTCAAGGATGCACGTAAAAGCTCCTACAGGAACTGCTACAATTTGTGTAATTCAAACAGGAGATAATGCTAACAATAATGTAAAAGCAATAGAATTTAGAGATTCTACTTTTACAGATTGTGGAGAAATAACAGTCAATGGTTCAACAAATACAACTGCTTATGGTACAAGTTCTGACTATAGATTAAAAGAAGATTATAAAGATTTTAATGGATTAGACATAGTAAACAATATACCTGTATATGATTTTCAATGGAAAAAGTCAGGTACAAGAGCTTATGGTGTACAAGCACACGAATTACAAGAAGCACTTCCTCAAGCAGTAAATGGAGAAAAAGATGGGGAAAATTATCAAAGTGTAGATTACTCTAAAATAGTGCCTATACTATTAAAATCAATACAAGAGTTACAAGAAAGAATAAAAATATTAGAAAATAAATAGTTAATTTTGTAAAATTATGGCAAATACTTATAATTGGAAAATCAATGCATTAGATGCAAAAATTCAAGATGGCAATCATAGTGATGTTATCTATACTGTGCATTATGCTTTAATAGCTACTGATGATACTGGAGAACATACAGCAAGTTCAATAGGCACGTTAAGTGTAACTTATGACCCAGATAATTTTACTCCTTATGCTGATTTAACTAAAGATGATGTTGTAGTATGGTTAGAATCAGGTTTAGATGTTGAAACAATGAAAGCTAACTTAGATAATCAAATTGAATTATTGATTAATCCTGTTGATGAAACATTAAGACCTGACTGGGATTAAATAAATATAAATTAATATAAAATGGCAAAACTAGAAGAAAAAGAATTACAAGAATTAAAACAAGCAATAGCATTACCAAATCAAATTGCAAATGAAATTGGTATTATAAAAATCAATTATGAAAGAATACCAGAACTCATTGAAGCATATAAAAACTCTATAAAAGATAGAGATGGTAAATTAAAAGAAGTTGAAGAAAAACATGGTAAAGGTTCTTTAAACATTGACACAGGCGAAATAACTCCTATAAATGAGGAGTAATGCCTGTAATTAATTCATCAAGTTTTTTATTATTCAAAGATGAAACTGCAATTGGTCATTCTAAAAATGTATCAGTTAATTTAAGAGTAGATTTACCAGATGCAACCACTAAAGATAGTAATGGCTGGAAAGAGGTCATTGCTTGTGCAAGGGGTGGAGAAGCATCTGTAAGTGGACTGACAGCTTATGATGATTCTTTAAATTTTAAACAATTTGCTGATGATTTAATTTTAAGAACAAAACAAGTATTTTATTTTAAACAGAGTGGAGATACAGATTTTGTTATAAGGGCAGAGGGTTTTATTTCAAGTGTTGATGAAACTGCTGAGTTTTCAAATGCAACTACTTTTGATCTTGAGATTCAATTGACTAAAATTATAACTGCTGGAGATACAAGGACCTGGGAAAATATATTTGACTTTTGGGAAGATATCGCAACAAATTGGGAAAACACATAATTATTTTATTTGTATATTTACAAAAAATTTAAAATCATAATAAATGGCTACAACTGGTGTATTTAACGGAACTAATTTAATTTTAAAGTTTCATTCAACTGATGGTTCAGAAGCTGCAATTGGACATTCAACTTCTGCTACTTTGAGTTTATCTGCTGACCTTCCTGATGCTACTACTAAAGATAGTAGTGGATATAATGAAGTAATTGCTGGTACTAGAACAGGTGAAATTTCATTTGAGGGATTAGTTGCTTATGATGATGCTAATAACGCGATTGAAGCGGCAGATTATCTTCTTGCAAGAACTAAAATTTATTGGGAATTTGGTACTGAAGCAACTGGAGATGATGTTTACTCTGGTGCTGGATATCTTAATGCAGTTGAAATGTCTGCTGAGATGGAATCACCTGTAACATATTCAGGTTCAATTACTGTTACTGGTTCAATTAGTAAAGCAACAAACCCGTAATAATTAAATTAAAATAAATTAACCAGGCACTTTGTTTATCTTAGTGCCTTTAAATTTATATATATGGCAAACAAGAAAAGAGGTTACTACACTATTAAATTAGGTGGTAAAAATAGAATCATGCATTTTAGCATGAATTTCTGGGCAAACTTTACAGATGAACTTAATGTTTCATTAGACCAAATCACAACTGTTTTTGATAAAGGTGTTAATATTGCAACAATCAGAGCATTGATTTATTCTGCATTATTAGCTAATGACCAAGAACAAGGCAATGAGATTGATTACAATGTTTATACTGTTGGTACATGGTTAGAAGATTTTGATGCTGAAAACATAGATGATATTGTAAAAGCAATGATGGAATCTAGAATATTAGGAACTGATTTAAATGCTGGTTTATCCAGAAACGTAAAACAAACTACAAAAAAGGGAAAGTAACAAGCCAACTGACTTGGGATGGTTTGATTGATTTTTATATTGGTCAAGTTGGCATTGAACCAGATAAATTCTGGAATCATACTTGGAAAGAAAATCATTTGTTAGGTGAATCTTATCTTATTCATCAAAATTTAGATTGGGAAAGAGCAAGGTTTATTTCCTCAATGATTTACAACACCAATTGCACAAAGAAATCTCAAATGATTCCACCAGATAAATTATTTAGTTTACCTCAAGATGTTTATTTAGAAAGAGGAAAGCCAAAATCTACGCCTGAACAAGTTAAAGCATTTAGAGAGAAAGTGAGCAAAATGAAGTTTAAAAGCATAGATTAATATTTAGTATTTTTGTAAAAACTTTCTTTTATGGCAGATAATAGATTAAGGTATTATATAACTGGTAATGCTACAGGATTAAATAAAGCATTAACCTCAGCAAGTCAAAGAGTTCAAGGATTTGGAAAAAAAATTCAAGGCATTGGTGCTGGATTACAAAAATTTAGTGCCATTACAGCATTGGCAGGTGGTGCAGCTGTTAAAATGGCAATGGATTTTGATAAGAACCTTGGAAAAATTGAGGCACTTGTAGGTGTTTCAGGTTCTGCTTTAGATGAATTAGCAGAAGCATCTAAAAGAGTTGCAAAACAAACAGGTATATCCAGCGCAGAAACGAGTGAAGCAATGTTCTTTATTACATCGGCTGGTTTAAGGGGTGCTGATGCTATACAGGTTTTAGAATCAGCATCAAGAGCATCTGCAAGTGGCTTGGGAGATGTTGCAACTATTGCTGATTTAGCAACTTCTGCCATGAATGCTTATGGTGTA